TAATCTTATCATATCCATAGGTAGATAGTAGTTCATTGAATACAGATGTGAAATTATCAGCTACTAACTTGTGACACATCATAGAATTAACTGAGCTGTCTAAGTCCCAAGCTATACGCATAGGATAAGGCAGCTTTATCTTTACCAAGTAACCTGCACCTGTTACATTAGCTGTGCCGTATTTTTTTGTTGCCTGTTGAGTTGTCATTTAATTTTATTTATATCGTCTTTGATATCCTTTGCTCTTGCAAATAGTAACTTCATTGACTGCCATAGGTCTATTCCTTTCACTACTTTATAGTTCTCATTAATAGACATCACCTCTATACTTGCCAATACCAACGCTACTACTTTAGTGAGCATAAATGGTACACTGAAAAAAGTTAGTATGATGTCATTTAGTATGAATTGGTCTATCAAAAAGAACATAATCACAGTAACTTCATAGAGTGCTAACTTGCTAATAATAGCTGATAACTTTCTACTACTTATTTTTTCTTTTAACTTATTAGCTTTCCAAATTCCCGTAAAAGTATCAATACATATTAGTACTCCTATCATTATTAATATACCACTTATTGGTAAAAAGAATGCAAAGCATATAGATATAAGTGTCAATAGTTCTTGTTGTATAGATAGTATTAGTAAAGATAGTTGTGTTCTCATAAGTCTAGTTCTTCAAGAGCTTCAGTTAAGCTAAAAGTTAAATAAAAAAATAATGTTATACCACCAAAAACAATATAGTATTCTTTACCTTGATACATCATACATAACGAGGTTATATAACCCGATATAAAATAAAGTGATGCTAAAATATTAGACTTCATTTTCTTCCGTATTTATAGGCATAGGAGGAACTTCTTCTTCCGTATAATCAACATTAAAATCATTCTTTAACTTATCAATAAACTCCTGCTTATCTTCAGTTATAAATGTGTTGTCAAGTCCTGTTGTTAAAACATTATCTCCTCCATATACTCCATAATGGAATATTACCTTGTCATTGTTGTAAACTATATAGTGTTTCATATTATAATCCTCCATCTAAAATTGTCCAATTGTTTGGTGCTGCGACTAATACTGCTCGTCCTGCTGCTCCTGCTGCTGAATATTTTGCTCCTGTTGTTACTCCACCAAAACTTATGTTTATATTAGGCTTGACTCCACTTGCACTCCATTCGTTATAGATTGCATTTAAATTAGCGGGAGAGAATGTTGCAGGGGTTTTATCAGCCATAAAGCCTGTAAAATTTGTAACATTAGCCACGTTCCAAGAACCTATGTTTTGATTGAATGCAGGTGCAACTTCAAACATACCGTTCATATTAGTTACTGCAATTGTATTAAAATTTAATGGTTGGTTGAAATTAGTACAACCTTTAAACATACTTGCCATAGTTGTAACTGCTGCTGTATTAAATGTTAGTGCACTATTAAAGCTACTGCAATTTAAAAACATTTGAGTCATATTCAAAACTCCTGCTGTGTTAAATGATAATGCTTGATTGAAGTTAATACAACCATCAAACATAGACAGCATATTCGAAACTGATGCTGTGTTAAGTGACAATGCTTTATTAAAGCTAAAACAGTCTCTAAACATACTTTGCATGTTAGCAACTGCTGCTGTGCTTGAAAATGTTGGTGCAGTATTAAAATTAATAGCTTGAAAAAACATAAAGCTCATATTACCCACTAGTGCTGTATTAAATGTTAATGAAGAATTAAAGCTACTGCAAAATTGAAACATACCTGTCATACTCGTAACTGCTGCTGTATTAAATGATAATGCTTGGTTAAAGTTATAGCAATTATAAAACATTTGAGTCATATTAGTAACTGCTCCTGTGCTCCAAGAATTAATACCGTTTATTGTTGTAAGTGAACCACAACTACCAAACATCTGATAAAAATCTGTTGTACCTGTCAAATCTAATGTCCCTACAACTGTAGTTAAAGTTAAGTTTGAACAACCCTGAAAATAAGCATTATTATTCCCTAACCTCAAAGTACCCCAATTGGTAATTGTTCTGATGTTAAGTTTACTGCCTGTATTTGCAAATCTGAAGCCTGTAGTTACTCCTGTGATTGAAATAGTGTAAGTACCTGCTGTTGCATAAGTATGTGTTCTGTTAGTATAAATGTTATTAGATGTATTGCTATCCCCCCAATCAATAGTACCTGAGTAATTTCCTCCTGCCTCATAAGGCAAGGTTATAGTTTCCCCTGCGGTTACAGTCCACGTTGATGTGAATGCAGCTGAATATGTTGGTGTAGTAAGTGTGTTAGATGTTGATGGTGTTGAGCCCAATGCATTTGTAGCAGTAACCACACAAGTAATTGCACTTGCCGAGTCTGCTTGAACTAGCGTATAAGTTGATGTTGTGGCACTTGCTATTGGTGAGCCGTTTCGATTCCATTGGAAGGCATAACTAGTAGGTGAGTTAAGCCAACCCCCAAAAGTAGACGTAAGCACACTACCTATTGTAGTTGTACCACTAATAAAAGGTGGTGACGAATTTACAGGTGCAGCTAATGGACCTGATTTTTGTACCCCCACAGCTATGTTTATGCCTATCTGCATGGTTTACCAAAGGGCTATAATATCTGTAGCAGTTACAACTGAATTTACTCTTATTACTTGTACAGGTAAAAAAGTGCCTGATGCTATTCCAACAAAATTTACAACATCCCCTCCTGCAGTAGTAACATTAAGCGTTCCTCCTACACCAACGTATAATACACATGGCTCAACTGAGCCGGCGGTATTTGTACCTGAATATAATGTATAAGCATTTGTTGATGTCATTATATTTGAGTTTAAAGACAACTGCGTAGCACTGTCTACATTTGTAACCGTTGCTGCTGTTGAAGTTGTAGTGTTATATACGATATCACCAACTTGAATGTTTAATGGGTTAGTCCCAAGTGAAGTAAAATTCTTTGTTGAATCTACAAGTTTATTTGCAGTAGTTGCTGTTGCTGTACTAGTTACAATAACATTAGGCATTGGGATATTTGTATTCGCTGAAGGTATAACCTTTAATGCTCTACTTACCTGAAGTTTTAAATTTGGCATAGCTTATTTTTTTTTAGTATTTTTCATAGCCGCCTGTGCGTTTTTCGCATAATTGTTTCTTGCACTTGCCGTTAATTTTTGATTACTCGCTTCCTTAATATCAAAAGCTGTCTTCTTTGTTACCTTAGCTACTTTTTTCATTTTTTTTATTTTTTATTGTTAAACATTTTATTTACAAGTAAGTTAGGATTGTTTAACGCTTCTTTTCTTTTAGCACACCCACAATCTTTTCCTGTTACTTTTGAAACAGTATCTACTACTTTTTTAATTCCTGTGGCTTTTGTTATTTTTTCAATAACATCACCCATTCCTTTAGTCTTTCCCATTTGATTTTATTTTTTACAAAGATATGAAATTATTTTAAAGAATAAAAAAGCCACTCTATAAGTGGCTATAAATTTAAAATCTAATTTGTATATGTTCTTTGTTTATTCTACAATTTAAAATTCCTGTAAATATACCATCTTCTTTGTCAGATATATCTATAGAAATTAATTCATAAATATCTTCTTCTTTTAAAGCAGGTTTTACTGAATTATAAAAATCTGATAAAGAATTCTTTTTTTCATTAGATATTTCACCTTCTCTTTGAGATTTAATTAAAGAAAGTAAATCTTTTTTATCATCACTTGATAATAAAATAGTTTTTTGTTCTTCTGTTAATTCTACTTTAAGTATTTCTACCCAAGTTCCTTCGTTTACTGATTGATAATTTTTCATGTTATTGATTATTTTGATTGTTATTTCCATCTATACATAATACAGTTCTACCACCACCTGACACAATTTGAAATGTTCCTAATGTTAGTCTGCAATAATATAAAAAGCCATTAAGTGCGCCATTTTTACCAAATGAAAGATCTCCACCTGTGCAATTAGTGAACACACCACTTGCGTTGCCACCATTACCACCAAATGAATTATCTCCACCTATACAACTAGTAAACGTACCACTTACTATGCCACTATCGCCACCAAATGAACCATATCCACCTTGACAATTAGTAAACGTACCGCTTACTGTGCCACTATCGCCACCAAATGAATAAATTCCACCTGTGCAATCTGTAAACACACCACTTGCTATGTAAGCACCACCAAATGAATAGATCGGAAGAGC